CATCGGCTAGGTATCACCTAGTTCATTTCGACCCACGGTCCAATGACGGAGGGCCAAAATTGTCACTCTCACCTGTCTACACCTATGCAGATTCCCACCTTACGGTGAAGGACTGCTCAGGAAACACGGTCGTCGATAACGACTTTCCTACCCTCATCGGATCCAAGAAAGGATCCTACGCAGGTGCTAGGACTCCTCATTTCCACCAAGTGGTGGAAAAGGGAGGCGTGTTACCCCTGAACTACTATAACCGATGGGATTACGAAATGTCCCGTCAGTTAGTTTCAGGGGAAGCGACATGTGATTGTGGCGGTGGAAAGGTTCACACAGCCACCATGACTAATTGGATGGCTCCGGTTGCCAATTACTTGGACCCGACGAACCCTTCCAACATCATCCCAAATCCTTGGGAAGGTGTGAACACTGACGCGCTGATATTGGCTGCAATGGCCGATATCCTTCCTGACCTTGATGCGCTGACCTCAGCCATCGAGTTCAAGAAGACGGTCGATATGATCGTTAACGCGCGCCGCGATGCTAAGGATCTCATACAGTCTGCCCTCCGAGGAGGTAAGCATACTGTTAAAGCCGCCGCTGATGCCTGGATGGCTTGGCGATACGGCTGGCAGATCTTGGGGATGGATATCTCCAATATCTATGATTTCCTTAAAGAACCCGTTCTTAACGTCGTCATGACGGGACAGAGCGGTGACAGCTCAACTATAGATGGTATGCTCCCTTCTTGGGAGGACCACTATTATGAGCACGGTGCATTGAATCATGGGCGTTTTACCCAAGATGTTAGCTTACGTGCCCGCGTCGTTGCAAGATGGCGCGGTCGTACGCTCAATGCCATAGCGGATCCCGCAATTTCCTTGTGGGAAACCATTCCTTACTCCTTTGTCGCCGACTGGTTTGTAAACGTCGGAGACGTCCTTGGAGCTTGGAATGTCCGCTGTCACGTTGATTCCATTTATGCCAGTCTTGGCTCAAAGGTCGAAATGACCTCTGAGACTCACCGCGATTTTACTGAAGGCTTATGTGATAATATCACTGTACCTTCAGGCGGTGGGACGGCTCGTGAAAGATTCACGTGGAAACAACGCGTTCCTGCATCAATCCCATCCCTAGTTCCGTCCATCAACGTTCAGCTAACTGGAAAACGCGTCATTGACGCCGCTTCCATCCTTGCTAAACGTATCCTTTAACTCATACAGGAGTATGATATAGTGGCATCATTTACCACTACCATTACCGAGTTCTCCGATAAGGAGAACAACCGGACCTATATGGTCGACGGACACACGGTACAGGCACCCCGCCTGGTCATCCAGAAGCGCAAGGTGCCAACCACCCCGAGTGGGGCTGCAGAGTCCCACTTAATGGTGGTCTACGGAACCGAGGATGCTGACGGCATGCCGTCTGCTACCAAGGTTGTGTTCGATGCTAGCGTCCGCTATCCTGCGGACGGTCAGAGTAGCGATATCACTGCGGCTCTCGCCGTTTTCCGTGATTTCGTCGCCAGTGATGAGTTCACCGCAATGGTGAATTCACAGGCATATGTCCAGTGAGAACCTTAAATATCACCTTGCGGTGATGTGGGCTCTCCTAGCTCTGTCCTATGCCTTGGACAGTGGCTATATCCTGGACTTGATCCACAATCCTGTGGATTTCTCTGATCTCACAAGAGGTATTCCAGATGAAACCTCCCAAGGGCCGATCTCAAACGAGACTGAATCCTTTCAAGGTTGCCCTGAGCATGATTCGAACACTGCTCCCCCTCGAGAACAACGTCCTGAAGAGGACGGAGGGTATGATCCGAGCGAGAGACTTCTCATCGCTCGTTCAGATTGGTGAAATTCAGGATCGAGAGTATTCCGATCCTGAGATCGTGTCTGTTCTGGCGCAACGCCAGATCGCTGCTTTATTCAAGAAGAATGAGCAGTTTGCAGACGAAGACAGATGTGCCGCAGCCGCTCAGAAATCCTTTGAGCGTGGCGAATGCATCTGTCGGATCACCAACAAACGGCTTGACCATTACTTTGCGAACCCCCATCGTCTTGATGGGGAATTAGCAAAATGGCGTGACCGCATGGAGCGAGAGATCGCTCTTTTGTTAGGTGAACGATCCAAATTCGATGACGCAATGCCATCGTTGATTTGTATCACCAATGGAGCTACCGAGGACCGACCGCGCCGTCGCTCCCTCCCTTTCCTAAAAATTACTGGAAAGTTGAGGGCGCCACGGGCGGCTGTTTCCGCGTTGGGACGTCTACTCCTATCCTATGGAGTAGATCTAGCTTCCTGCACTTTTACGAGTGTTGAGCGCAATGCTATTACACTCGTCCCGAAGAACTGGAAAACTCATCGCACTATTGCGAAAGAGCCGACACACTCACTTCCCTTCCAACTCGCGTTGGATTCTTGGTTTAAATCCAAGTTACGGAAGTGGGGGATCGACTTGAGTTCCCAGGCGAAGAACCAGGAATTTGCGCGCATAGGGTCCATTGATGGATCACTAGCAACCATAGACCTGGCCATGGCAAGTGACACGTTAGCATTCAATTGCGTGGCGTGGCTCTTACCACCTGATTGGTTTGAGCTTCTCTGCTCATTCCGATCATCTTCGTTCAGCGCTCCATGGGGAGTTGGCGATTACGCCAAGTTCTCCTCTATGGGAAACGGTTATACGTTCTCCCTGGAAACGCTGATCTTCACAGCAGCTTGTCGTGCTATCGGTTCTCGACAGTACGCCGTCTATGGGGACGATATCGCCCTCGAGACACACCTAGTTCCCTCTCTGGTGAAGCTGCTTCGCTTTCTCGGATTCAGAGTGAACGATGAGAAATCGTTCTACAACCCCGACTCGCGCTTTCGCGAGAGTTGTGGGTGCGACTACTATAAGGGCAACCTTGTGACGCCCTTTTATCTCCGCGAATGCCCGAGAGAATCGGACTACGCAGGGATGTCGCATGCTCTGAACGGCCTAATCGGTGCAGCTGGTGTTCCCGGTCCTTTGATGGACTGGGCAGCTGCAACTGTTCGCCGGTTGGGTCTCCGCCTCGTTCCTTTTAATGAGGACTCACGCTCAGGTGTATGGATTACTCCAAACTTGGCGTGGAAGACGAGAAAGCTCAAGGTAGACAGACATCTGTCAAAGGCCACTGGCCCTAGGCAGGTTGCCGGCCCTGATGGGTCGGTTGTTAACCGATGGGACACTGTTAGGAATCCCAATTACGGGTTCCCTGTGTTCAAAGGTTATACGTCTGCGCAGGACTGTCGCAAGACAGACGGCTGGCGATCTCTGTTCCTTTGGTTCATTGAGAAGAACTATAAGGGCCAGAAATCGGACCCGATGGCGTCAAACCGTACGGCTGTTTTCTTGAAGCAGCTCACTGGGATGGCTCCATCAGACCTTGACAACTCCACCGCAACGGTGAAGTCAACGGTCATAACGCGGACGCGGTATGTGCATGGCACATGCCGTTTCAGTCCGAAAACCGCTACGACCCCTTCTCACCTCTTCCTTTGGGATGAGGTGGTTGGAACCAACTGACGCAATTAAGCCTCTAGTTGGATGTCGTGCCCTTGTGTAAGGAAC